TAATATTTGAACCACATATAAAACATAGAAGTACTACATGTACGGACGATCCTGTTGGAAGATTTAATATCAATTTTAATTATTTTCTCTAAATATTTTTCAGTTTATAAAAAGATATGAAATTTACAGTTTACTCAAAAGATGGATGTCCATATTGCACAAAAGTGCAGCAGGTGTTACAATTGGCTGAGTTGCAATATATTGTATACAAATTGAATGAAGATTTTACCCGCGAAGAGTTCTATGCAGAGTTTGGAGAAGGATCTACCTTTCCTCAAGTGATTGTAAATGATCAACACATCGGTGGATGCACCGATACGGTTCAATATCTGAAGGAGCAGAATCTGGTTTAATGGAAAATAACATTCAGGAAATTTATTCTGATGTAGAAAAGGCAATTGATTATGCATTCAATGGTCAATTTGTAATGAAGTTCTATGACTATCTTAAAATTCGCGGAACTAAAAAGGTAGAAGTTGAAGAGTTTATTGAAAGTGCAACTGCTCAACAACTTAATGATCTTGTAATGGAACTTGAGCAATACCTTGAAGGTGGTGCTGATGAAATGCATAAACAACTTCGTGAAGCCTATGGGCATATTCCAAAACCAATGGCAAGAAAAATCAAAGAATATTTGTATGGCATCTTAGAAGATGCTTGGAAGTATAATCATGACAAGAGACGCGGGCGCCGCAAAAAGCAAACTAAATAGAAATGAACCCCAAATTAATCGGGGTGTTGAGTTACTACTACGAAATAGGAGGAAGAGATCATCAAAGCCAAAAACTTTTCAAGTGAAATTTGGTAAAATGATTTCTCTTTTCCGCAGAGAGTATCATTTCTACATTGAGTTTCACTTTGATGTAAGAAACAAATAACTCTCTGGAGAACTAAAATGTTAGCAGTAACACTTACCATCGGCACATTAGTTTCAATCATGTTCTTTTTTGTTGGTGGTGTAATAGGATGGATGGCAAAGGAACATTTTTATCAAACTTCGCCAGTGTATACGCACCCAGAGATGTTTGATTCAAATGGAAACATCATTCCCGATGAAATTTTAGCTGTGAGATTTGAAAACGATTATGACTACGACGAAGACGAGGAAGACGACGGAAACTGAAGTCAAACTTCCACCCAATCCATTTATGAATGAGATCTTAGATCTCGTTTCAAAACAAAAAACGAATGCAAAAAAAGTTGAAGTTCTGAAAGAGTATGAGAACGATGCGTTGAAATCGCTACTCATTTGGAACTTTGATGATTCTGTTATTTCTGTTCTCCCATCAGGAGAAGTTCCTTTTAAACCAAATGAAAGTCCATTAGGAACTGACCACTCATCATTGAGACGAGAGTTCAAGCACTTTTACAATTTTGTAAAGGGTGGTAATGACACTCTGCCAAGTATCCGTAGAGAAACAATTTTCATTCAGATTCTCGAAGGTCTTCATCCCGACGAAGCAGAAGTTCTTTGTCTTGTAAAAGATAAGCAATTGCAATCTAAATATAAAATTACGAAAGATCTTGTCTCAGAAGCTTACCCCGATATTCAATGGGGAGGTCGTTCCTGATGTGTTTGGTTCTTCATCAGAAATGTGAAAAGTCGGCAGCGAAAGATAAATCGCTGCCTTTAAACTCTTATCTTGTTACATATATTTCTGAAGAGGAAACTTTTTATGATATTGTAATTTGTAACAAACAGGTTGATATCTTTGATATGTATTGGGATAAATATCGTGAAGGATTACAGAATATACGATGGACTGATGGGAGAGTAAATCCCAAATTGTGGCAATCTAAAACGGAGAAAACAAAAAAATGAGTTCAGGTTTCAGTGAAGAGAAAATTGAGGTATCAATTGATAAAGATAAACTTCAAGAAGTTTTGAAAGTTTATAAAAAAATTAAACGATATCAAAGATCTAGTCTTTTTAAAATTAAAACTATGGATGGAACGGAAACTCTGGTAAATAATTTACTTAAAGAATTAGACGACGATGGGTAAGCATTATCTACTAAACTTATATGGTTGTTCATTCATGCTTTTAGATGATGAACGTTGCCTTATAGATTTATTAGAAAATGCTGCGGCTGCTAGTGGAGCCACTGTCGTTCAAACCATCTCAAAAAAGTTTGAACCGCAAGGAGTCACCGTCATTTGTCTATTGTCAGAAAGTCATATCAGCATTCACACATGGCCTGAAGAAGGCAAGGCAGCAGTGGACGTTTATACTTGTGGCGAATGTAACCCAAAGATAGGATGTGATATAATCATTCAACAACTCTATGCTCAGAATCATACTCTGAGTTACATAGAACGGTAACAAAAGTTACAAAAAAAGTATCTAATATATTATACGTTCATTCGCTATTTGCAAATAGCGAACGGAAGTAGGGAAACTGAAGGAACGCACCAATACCCTAACCAAGTAAAGGAGCAACCTAATGTCTAAAGTCGTATATCGTGGTGTCGAATATGATACGCAAAAGCGTATCGAATACCAACAGCAAATGATGCAACAGCCTCAACAATATAATGAAACATATCGTGGAGTTAAGTTTGTAAAGGAGGGGCACAAGTGATGAAGAAACTTAACTTTTTACAACTCATTAAAGAACAAAAACAAAAAGAAGAGCGTCGTCACCAAGCGCAATTAGCACAACTCGTTGGAGCAAAGTGATGTTTGCAGTATTACAAATTGCCGCAGGATCTGCGGTTGTACTTGTTTTATTGTCTCTTTACATTCAATTTTTATTTAAATGAAATTTGGAGGGTTTACACCCTCCTTTTTTTATGATATACTAAATTAAACGGTTATGAGTTATGAGTTTAAATATAAACTTTTTTTGTGATGAACGGTATCGAGAACTTGTTCCAGAACCAATACCTTCATATAGGTGCTTTCCAAAATGGTTTTCACAATTAGAAGGAAAGCAAAAATGTCCCTTTTCTCTTGGAGAAAATAAATTTCAAATTGGAAAATCCAAACAAAATATTAAAGGATGCCCAGGAATAATAGATACTTTGAAATTTGGATATATTATTCCATCTTGGTCAGAATTTATTTTCAGAGAAACTGATGATGGAAAATTGTATGTAAATTGGATTGACAATTCTGGACATCAAAACACATATTATGCACATGAAGACCATCAATTTCATACTATGCCAAATAAACCAATTTATGGTCATTTTGGTAAAATTGTTTCTCCTTGGGTAATTAAAACTTCGCCCGGGGTGTCTTGTTTAATAACACATCCTTTGTGGCATAGAATTAAGAAATTTACATCGACAACAGGAATATTTCATACCGATAAATCTCCTCTTAATGTTCCTTGGTTTTTTGAGTGGAATTATAAGATAAAAAGTGAAATGCAAGTAGAAACTATGGATATTGACAATCAAGTTATAGGAATTGGAGATCCAATTATTCAAATTATTCCCTTCTATAGAAAAGAATATAAATCTCAAGTCAATTATGTTTCCACCAAAGAAATATCTCGTTTGACTAATTTGCAAAAAACTAGTACAATAGATATTGTAAGTAAATGTCCTTATAATAAATTTCGTAGAAATCTTGGCAAATTATTTTCATAACCATGGATAAAGACAAACTTAAATTGATTGTTCGCAATCTAGAATTGCTCGTCGATTCTTTGAAGTCTGAAGTTTATTCAGACACTCAAAGTTACTTAGAGTATGATAAAATTACAGCAGCTCTCAGCGATTATGATGAGGTGTTTGAAGATGATGACTACGAAGATGATGTGACTAATTGTATAAATAAATCATATCGATTAATAAACGATGATGATGGAGACGGATTATAAAATAATTGATGAGTATCCTCATTATAAAATATATCCAGATGGAAAAGTTTATTCAATTAAACTTAAAAAATATATTAGTGGCCACAAAAATAAAAGAGGATATTATGCTTTTACTTTATATGATGCTTTTGGAAAAAGAAAACATAAAGCATTGCACCAATTATTAGCAATGGCTTTTCTTCCAAATCCATTAAATTATGAAATAGTTAGACATTTGGATGATAACAAAGAAAATAATTCCTTATCTAATCTTAAATGGGGAACAATAAAAGAAAATATTGAAGATGCTATCAAAAATAATGTTTATAAAATGCCAGACAATTCTAAAAAGTGGTTGGTTAAAACACCAAATAATGATGTAATAAAAGTAGATAATCTAACTAGATTTTGTATTGAAAATAATCTAACAAAACAAAATTTACATAAAACTTATACTCGTGATCGAATGCATCACAAAAATTATCAGTTATTAAAAATGTTATGAACACTTCAGTAAAACTCATTAGCGTTACTCCAGATGCCGAAAAAACAATGGCATACATTGCACGAGTCTCTAATCCTGCTAATCAGGATAACGAGAACTATGCCAAGTTGCTTGCTTATTGTATTAAGCATAATCATTGGTCTGTGTTTGAACAGTCTTCTA